CGCGGTATGTCAGCAAGGATTTGGGCGGCGAATTGTCTCGATGGCCGGCGGATTATGCTGAATATGTCGGCGTCAAACTGGCGACAATGATCGCCACTCGTATTACGCAAAGCGATACCCTGCTGGAAAAGCTGGAGATGCGCGAAAAATTATATTGGAAGCGCGCCCAGGCGAATGACGCCATGGATGAACCGCCGCTTCCGTGGCCGCTTGGCACATGGTCTACGAGCCGCATTCGGCGCGGCTACGTCGGCTACTATAGCAACTCCATCAAGAACTGGTGATAAATGGCTCGCCAGAATGTCCCCTTCTATCATCCAAACGGCGGCGAAATTTCCCGATTGGCGCTCATGCGCGTCGATATGGAGAAAATGCGTTTTGCCGCAGACACGATGGAGAACTGGACGCCATTAGCTTCCGGCCCGATGATGATAAGGCCGGGGTCTGCTTTTGTTGGCGAGATTAACAATAGCCAGCCGTGCAAACTTCTTGAGTTTGTTTATTCAGCAAATGATAGCGCCTTGCTGGAATTGACAAACGGAACGATGCGCGTATGGAAAAACGATCAGCTGGTAACGAGCGATCAGGTTTCCAGTTTTATTCAGCCATTCAATCAATGGACATTGACTCCATCGCCCGGCGCGACAATAACGGCAGGCTCGACCTTAACCTTTAGCCGTGTGCCGGCGACATCTAATTCCTATGCTACAGGGACCATAAATTGCACAGGCAATATCGGCTTGATGCACAGGCTTGTTATTGATGTAGCATGGGGCGAGGAAATCACATTTACCATTGGTTCTATTGACGGCTTTGACGACGTTTTCCCCAAAAGCAAAATTTATCCCGGCAAGCATTATATCAATTTTGAGGCCACCCAAGACATTCTTTATTTGCGCGTAGAAAGCGTTTCTAGCGCGACCTTCACAATCAATGACATATCCATTGATACGACAGGCGGCGTCCTGCTTGCAGAAACGCCATGGTTTACTGCGGACCTTCCAAACATACGTTACGATCAATCTTCTGACGTGGTGTTTGTCGCCTGCGATGGTAAAGAGCCATACAGGCTTATTCGTAACGTCAATAGTTCATGGTCTGTATGCCCCTACCGACCTGACGATGGGCCTTTCCCCGCCAAGCAAGGCGATGAAGCGTTCAAGTTTACGCCTTCCGCGACGAAGGGCGACGTTACCCTGACATGCTCGCGCGGGTTTTTTAACTCAACGCATGTTGGATCAATCCTTCGCTTGTTTCATGAAGGACAGATCAATTCCGAGGTTTTGGCCCGGCCGAGTTCTTATGTTCCACCCATTCGCGTTACTGGCGTTTCAAATTGGGTGCCTGTCACTTATGTCGTAATCTACAATTTCCCGATACCTGTTGGTGGTTATTTCAGGGATTTTGATAGACAGTTTTCTTATTCAATAACCAACCTTACAAATTCAGGCGCGACAGTCGTATTGCAACGCACAACCGATCCCGATGGCAAGGCGGATTGGAAAGACGTGGCGACATATACGACAGACGTATCAAGCACATATCAAGATCAAGACGATAATGTCATTACCTATTATCGGTTGTTTTGTAAGGTTTATAACGGAAACGCTCCTACAGGAACGCTTACCTACAATGGCGGCGGCGATTATGGGATTTGCCGCATCAAATCAATAACCAGTTCTTCGTCCGCTTCCGTTTCTGTCATTAAGCCATTTTCAAACACAACCGCATCCATGAGTTGGCGTTTGCAAGAATGGAACGCCGACACCGGCTACCCCTCAAGCTGCACATTGCATGAAGGTCGCATGTGGTGGTCTGGCGGAACGCGCGTGTGGGGCTCCGTGTCGGATGACTACACATCGTTTGATTTTGAGAAAACCGGAGACGCTGCGCCGATAAGCCGATCAATCGGCAAGGGGCCAATTCAGACAACCAACTTTATGCTGTCGTTAAACCGCCTTGTCATAGGAACGGATAGCGGCGTCGTAACCTGTCGATCAAGTTCATTTGATGAACCGCTAACGCCGACGCAATTTTCAATCAAATATTCCAATACGCAAGGCACCTACCCCATGCGCGGCGTGGCGCTGGACGGGAATGGCGTTTATATACAAAGGTCAAACCGCAAGGTTTATTTGATAACATTCAGTTCGCAAAAGTTTGACTACCAAACGATAGACCTGACACGGCTAAATATTGACATTGGACTGCCGGGATTTGTTGATTTGGCTATTCAACGCCAGCCTGACACTCGTTTGCTTTTTGTCAGACAGGACGGGCAAATAGCCTGCCTGCTGTATGACGAAGCAGACGAAGTGATGGCGTGGCACAGGTATAAGACAGGTGGCGATGGCGCATACGAAAATGTCGCGGCGATCCCCGGTTGTCTTGAAGACGCTACATACGTTGTGGTCAAGCGGAATATAAACGGGATAACCAAGCGCTATCTGGAAAAGTTCGCGCGCATAGATCAAATCCAATGCGGCGACATGCGGCTGTCGGACAGTTATCTGCGCTACACAAACCTTAATTCCGCGACGTTGACCAACCTGTCGCATTTGGAAGGTCAATATGTCTGCGTATGGGGCGACGGAAAAGACCTTGGGACGTATTTGGTTAAGGACGGGCAGATAACGGCTTCGCAATCCGTGACAACGGCAATAGTCGGCCTGCCCTACAAGGCGCGATATATTTCGGCAAAACTGGCCTATGCGGCGCAACTTGGCACGGCGGTCAATCGCGCCAAACGTGTTAATCAGATCGGCCTTGTTCTGGACAACACGCATTATCAAGGCGTCCGGTATGGACAATATGATATGCGCAGCGGCACATATACATACGACGAATTGCCACTTATTGAGGAAGGCCGCGCAACGCAGGCCGATACGATTTGGTCGTATTACGATCAGCAAAGTTTCGACATGAACGGCGCGTGGTCTGCCGATAGCCGGCTTTATCTTGAAGCCAATTCGCCCAGGCCGGCAACGGTTCTTGGGTTCACCGTTGAAATGGCGACAAGCGGCTAATGGCGGCAAGCGTCAAGTGGGCGACGGGAGCCGACTTTGATGAATTTGAGAAGCCTCGGCGTTATCGCGTCATTGCTTTGACGGGACGCAACGAGGAAGGCGCGATCATCGGAATCGGCGGGATTGCCTTTTTAGAAGACGGTCAGAAATACGCTTTCACCGAATTGACCGATGAAGCGCGGCAGCATCCGGTAGCCTTGCATAAAGCGGCCAAGATGATTTTGGAGACGGCCAAAGCGCGAGGGGTTCGGCGCGTTATTGCCTCTGCTGACATGGCGGCTTCGCCGGCGGCGGAACGGTGGCTTAAACGCCTTGGGTTTGAGCCGACAGAAGTGAACAATCAAACAGTTTGGATTTGGAGGCCGTAATGGCTGGATTGGTGGGCGCTGGCATTGGCATGGCGGGTTCTGCCATAGGCGCCATGGGGACGATTGGCGCGGCAAAAGCGCAGGCAAAAGCCGCCCGTGCGCAACAATGGAATGATTTTAACGCCGCGATTTACGAGCAAAAGGTTCTGCAAAATCAGGCGAATGAACAGCGGGCGTCGTCACAGCAAACGTCAATCTGGCTTGGAAAGCAGAAAGACCTTGCTCAATCAAAGCTACAGGCAAACGCGGCTTTTGGCGGTGGCAGCGCAACGGACACGACGGTCGGACAGTTGGGCGGTCAGCTTCAACAAGTCGGACAGTATCAAAAAGGCATGACGATGTATGCCGGCGAAAGCCGCGCAAGGGGTCTGGAAGACGCGGGCGTCGCTGGCGTTTACAGGGCGGTCAATCAGGGCAACATGGACGTATGGAAGGCGGATCAAAACGCCAAAGCCGCGCGCATGTCGGCAATGGGTAGCCTGATTGGTTCGGCGGGCGGGTTGTTTAACGCCCTTGGCAATGTGAACTTCGGATAAAGCATGGCGACTCTCCCCGACATGAACTCGCTTGGTGGTTTGCCAAGCGGAAGTAGCGGACGTGTCAGCGTGGACTATTCCGGCGTCGTGGCGCCGGGGCGCGGCTACGCGCAGGGATTTGAGCGTTTAGGCGAAGGCTATCGGGAACTTGGGCGCGGGATAGCCAATCTTGGCGGCTCAATACAAAACTTTGGCGAGCGCATTGATCGCAAGATGGCGGCGGAAGCCGAGCGCGAGCAGGCTTCACAGAACAGGCTTGCGTCGTCACAAGCGTCGGCGGAATTTCTGACAGCCAAACTTAATCTTGATAATGAGGTTGGACAGGCGACCGACTATACACAGGTCGGCGGCTACGGGCAGAAATACCTTGATGCGCTGGAAACGTCAGCGCAATACATACAAGACCCGGAACACAGGGCGCTTTTTATTCAGCGCCACATGGACGATATTGCGCGATCCAATGATCGCATAGCGGACACGTCGCAGCGGCTTTACAAGCAAAACTACCTTGCCGGCCTAAACGAAACAATGACAGGTCTGCAAAAAGCTGGCCTGACATCGCAAGACCCGACCGAACAGGCGCGCGTTCTTGCGCAGGGTCGCGAGTTTTTGCAGGACGCCGCCGCGCATGGCGTTATAACTTCTGACGTTGCGCAACGAGATATACAAAAATGGGAACAGGGGTTTGCCTACAGCGCGATTAACTCCCTTCCTCCCGAACAACGGCTGGAAAGATTAGGCGTATCGCGCCCCGGTCAAATTGCGGCCAAGGACATGCAGCCGCATGAAGTGGCGTTCCTCAATGCCTTGGCTGGCCCTGAAAGCGCTGGCAGATACAATGTCCGTTACACGCCGGGCGGTGGGGCGACATTCAATAACTTTGCGGATCATCCCAGAATATACGAGCCGGGACCGGACGGCCCTTCATCGGCGGCAGGACGCTATCAATTCGTCGCTTCGACATGGGACAAGGTTATTCCGTCTCAATTTAAGCAAGGCGGCTTTTCGCCTGAAAATCAGGATCACGCCGCCATGTGGTATGCGCGGCAAGTTTATCGACAGAAGACCGGCGGCGATCTTGACCAGGAACTTTTAGCTAATGGCGTTTCCGACAAGGTGGTTACGGCGCTAGGGAACACATGGCGCGGCCTGCGGGATAACCCTGCCAAGTCGCGAAGCTGGTATAAGGCGACAATTCAGAATGCGCCTGACGTTCAAGGCTCTTATCAGATTGCATCAAGTTCTGGCTCCATGGCTGGCATTCTGTCGCCGGAGAATTACGACAAAAGCGTTCATAACGCCTTCCGCGATCTTGAACATCAAAATAATGTTTCAGCTACAGAACGCCGTCAAACCGAAGCGTCGGTCAAGCAACTTATTCAGGATGATTGGGCGTCTGTTACGGCCACAGGAAAGCCGATTGATGACCTGACGCCGGATCGCGTTGAGCAAGTCTTCGGTCATGAACGCCGCCTGCAATTCGAGGCGGAACGCGAAATAGGCAAAGACTACTGGACGGCGACGCACGATTTTGACGCCCTGCCGACAACGGACATTCGGGCGCGTCTTGACTCCTTGCGGCCTACTGGCGACGGCGAGTCCATGGGCTTTAAGGTTCGCGCTAAAATGTATGCCGACGCCGAAAAGCGAGCGATGGCTGTTATCAAAGAACGCAACGAAGACCCCGCCGCCGCTGCCGACAGGCTTCCGAATGTAGCCGCCGTCAAGCGCGACGTTGACCTTGGCGGCGACGCGAACGCCCAACGCGCCCTTGTCCGTGAGCGCATGAAGGCGTTTGAGGTCATCGGAATACCGGCGGAGCGACAGGTTCCTGTCACGCGACAAGAAGCCAGAGACATGATGGCGCCCGTTCTTGACGCCCTACCTGGTCAGGAAAAAGCGGCGCTGCAAATGGTTGTGCCTAAGATCAAGGAAGTCTACGGCGAAGAAATGACCGGCCGTATTCTTGGCTATGCGCTTCGACAGGCCAAAGCCGACGCGGAGACGCAAGAGGTCGCAGCGCGTGTGTTGAAGAAGATTGGCCTTGGTCAAACGGTCAAGCCGTCCGAAGTCCAGCAGCTTGATACGGCGAAGACAAACGACGCGCTAGGCAAGGTCGGCAAGGTTCCGCCGGCAGAACCGGCCCCGGTTCAAAAGAATTACCCCATGCCGCCCGACGCAGCCATACAGGCGCTTGTCGGCCAGCCGACGCCGGATCGCATCCAGCAATTTGACCTTACGTTTGGCCCCGGCGCGGCAAAGCGGATTCTTGGCGCGGCTGCTTCGCAATCAAGCAAGGGAGGCGACAAGTAAATGGACGAACCGCTTCCTGTGACGCAAACGCCAATCGTCGAACCGGCCCCGGTAGACGCGCCGGAAGAAAACTATTTTCAGCAGTTTGTAGACAAGAAAGAGGAAGCGCCGCAAGCGCCATCGTGGTTTGATCGAGCCAGAGATACGGCCGTCGCCAACTGGTATGAGGGGACACTAACTGGCGTGGCGGTTGCGGAGATACAGGCGCTAAAGAACGCATCCAGCGGTCAGAACATGACAGCGGCGCAACTGGCGCAAATCCGCAACAAAGCATATCCAGAGTCGGACACATGGTCGGGATGGGCGGCTGACAAGTCGGCTGATCTTGTTGGCGGGATTGCCGGTTCGCTGGCGTCGCCTGAGTCATATCTCCTGCCAGGCATAAAAGCGGCGGCGGCGATCAAATCAGGCTTGCCGTTTGCCGAAAGGTTCATGCCCGGCCTTGTCAGCCGGATGGTGGACTCCGGCGCCAATCAGGCCGCCGTAATGGCGGTGACAAATCCTGTCCTGCAAAACGCCCGCATACGCGCTGGCCTGCAACAAGAGTTTGACCCTTGGCAGCTTGCGATTGCGCCACTGGAAGGCTTTGCCTTTGGCGCGGGCATTCATGGCGGGATAGAGGTCGGCGCTCGCGGCGCGTCCACCGCCATAGACAAGGTGATGAACACCGAAACCGGGAGGGCGATTGGCGACGCTTTCCAACGGCGGATATTTGAGCGGGCATGGTCGCGCGTGAGGGAAGGCGACGCCGGGTTTAGAAGCCCTGACGATCCGCCGCCCCCTCCCCCTCCCCCGCCGCCGGCTGCTACTGATGGCGCGGGAACGGTTACGGGCGAAGTCAGCGTAGGAACGCAAAACGTAGTTACATACAAAGCTAAAGACGGGCGCACATTTTCTGTAAGCAAGGTTGGCGAAGAATTTCACGCATTCGACAGTGATGGGAAGATAATTGGTCGGTCACACGACGCAACCGGCGGAACAAAAGATAAACCAAGTTTTACCGATATCTACATATTTGACCCATCATGGAAAGGTCAAGGAGTAGGCTCTGCATTGTATGCAGCCTCGCGAAAAAGTGCTGGTGGCAATCTAGCCCCTTCGAGCAATCTTAGCGACGACGCTGTTAAATGGTGGAAAAGAAACGACCCAAAGGCGCTGTTGTTCAGGGCTAAAGAGATAGCGCAATATCATGCTAACGCAGCTACAAAGGACTATGGAACAAAAGAAAAGGCCATAGAGCAGATTTCTAAAGATATAAAGAGATTTAAAGCCGAATTAGGCAGCACAGATACGGCTTATGAATGGGAAATTATTCGATCCGAGGCGATACTTTCGGCGTTAAAAAATACGGATTACAGCCCAGAGTGGGCCGCAAAATCTGTAAGCCCATTTGTTCCGAAAATAATAACCGAACAAGCGGCTAAAATCAGCGTAGGCCCGGCGACCCCTCCCCCGCCTCCTTCGGTCGCCGCCGCAGCAGAAAGCAGCGCTACAATCGCCGCTACGCCGCCGGGTGAAGCAAGAAGCACAATCCCGCCGGCTACGTCAGAATCTACCGCCGCAGCAACGCCAACGGCCGAAGGCGGTCCTTCCGGCATATTCATGTTCAACCCTACGGAATTGAAAGTAGACGCCAAGCGCTTCCAGTTCAAAGAGGGTGGCGACGAACAAGGGGTGACGACTGCGCTCAAGTCGGTCACGAAATGGGATCAAGCCAAAGGCAATCAGGTCATTGTTTGGCAAGACAACGCCGGCGAACTGTTTGTCGTGGACGGCCACCAGCGTTCCGGCCTTGCCCGCCGCCTTATTGAGACGGGCAAGGAAAAGGACATTCAGCTTCCCGGCCTGCTTTACCGCGAAGCCGATGGCGTCAGCGCCGAGACAGTCAGGGCGATTGCGGCCGTTAAGAACATAGCGGAAGGGTCCGGTTCCGCGCTGGACGGCGCAAAGGTGTTGCGCTCCAACCCCGAACTTATGGACGGCTCCCTGCCTCTGTCAGCCGGAAAGTCGCGGCAGGCGTTCAATCTGTCGCGCTTGGGCGACGAACCGTTTCGCATGGTCGTAAACGAGGTCGTGCCGGAGCATTACGGCGCTGTCGTAGGCGAGCGCATCCCGAACGATCCGGCGCGGCAGGAAGCGGCCATTAAAGCCATCGCCCGCTTTGAGCCAAGAAACGAGGCGGAGGCTTCCGTTCTTGTTCAACGTGTCGCGCAGGCCGAACTGGCAAAGGCGGAAGCCGGCGCGCAGGGCTCCATGTTTGGCGATCTGGAAAGCGCCGATAGCACGGCCGGCGAGGAAATGCGGATTGTCGGCAAAGCTATTGCCGAACTGAAAAAGGACAAAAGCCTGTTTACGCGCGTCGTGGCGAACGCGCAGCGCATCGAGCAAACGGGATCAAAGATTGAGCAAGAAGCCGCGTCTCAGGTAAAAGACGAAGCCGAACTATTCGCCAAACAGCTTGCCTCGGACGCCTATACGCCCGGCCCGTTGAGGGATAAGCTGGTTGAGGCGGCGAGGGAATTGCGCGATGGCAAAATCGAAATCGGAGAAGCTACAGCCAGAATACGTACTGCCCTCCGGGGAGCAGCTAAAGAACGCAGCGCTGCAAGGTTTGGCGATAGCAAAGGCGGCATGGCAGAAGCCGACCGTCCAGCCGGGACAACTGCCGGGGAGCCCGCAGCCGGTGAGCGGCCCGCAGGAGCCACAGAGTCCACCCCCGCCGGCGAGCAAAACCTTATCCCCGGCGTCCGACCCGTCACCGACGCCGACCGAATAACCCTTGAGCAGAACAGGCCGATGACAGGCGGGAACGAACCCGCCGGCGGCATGTTTGACGAAAACAATACAAACCAACCTGGTCTGCAATTCCGCCGTGGCGCCCCGAACTACCCGCCGGGCGCGGCGCGTGAAATGGTTGAGCGGCGCGGGCGGATTATTCAATCGCTCCAGCGACAGGCGTTCGATCTTGCTGACATCATGGGCGTCCCGTTGCGCTCCGGCAGGGTTCAAGCCGGCGCACAGGCGCAATTTGAAAGCACCTACGGCGTCATACGCGCCAAAGAGGTAGGCGACTTTCTGACCGTCGCGCACGAAGCCGGTCACGCCCTTGAGCAAAAGATAGGCCCGGATATGTCAGCGCTTATTGCGCGGCACAGGGCTGAACTGGAAGTGCTTGATCCAAGCGGGATGAACAAGGCGGCGGAAGGCTTTGCCGAATGGGTGCGGCATTTTATTGAAAACCCCGGCTACGCCAGCACAGCCGCCCCCGGCTTTGCCCCGGAATTTATCCGGTTAATGGAAGCAAGGGACCCTCGCCTACTTGAAAATATCCGGCTGGCGTCAGATAATTACAATGCGTATTTGGCTGCGCCAACAGGCGAACGCATTGGCGCTAACGTCCAGCCGCTTGAAGAACAAGGCTGGTTTGCTGACCTAAAGCGCACCTATAAAGAACAGGGCTTTGCGCCGACGATAGGTCGGGTTTTGGCCGACGCCTATACCGCCGTTTTTGACCAATACAACCCTTTGAATACCGCCGTTCGAGACATGGTTCGCATGATCCATGAGCGGAACGGCCATGTTCCCGTTGATCTTCCTGCCGCTAAAAACCCGGAAGTCCTTGCGCGCATGTGGTTCGCTCGCGCCGGTCAGGGAGCCGCCTACCAACTGCGCTACGGTATTGTGCCTTACAAGGACGTTACGCCTTCCGGCCCGTCCCTGCATGACGCCATATCCCTCGCCGTTGGCGAGCCTAGCCTGCTTGGCAAATGGGATGAAGGACTTGTTAAAGAGTTCTCGGACTACCTTGTCGCCAAACGCGCGCAAGTCCTGATTGACCGCTATAAAGCCGGCGATCTGCCGAATTATCCTGTGCCGTTTTCCGAAGCGGACGCCATAGATCACGTCTCCGCGAATCCGCAGTTTGAAGCGGCGGCGCAAATGGTTCACGATTACACGCAGCGCCTTCTCCAGAAACAATATGACGCCGGCATAATTGACAAGGAACTGTTTGACGAACTGTCAAAGACGCCGTTCTACGTTCCCATGTTCCGCAACGTCTCTGACAAGCCCATGGCGACCGACGGCGCAGGCGGTCAGTCCTTTGCCGGCCCCGGTCAGACAGACACGATCAAGTCGATTCGAGGTTCCGCCAGAGAAATCATAGACCCGCTGCAAAGCATTATGCAGCAAACCTTTCTCGTCGAGCGCACGATCCGCCACAACGATGTTGTCCGCGCCATGGTTGATCTTGCTACCCGCGCAGGGTCGCCGGCTGGATACCTTGTCGAGCCAGTATCGCCAAAAGAAGTCAAGGCAATGAGCTTTGACATGAAGGAGGAAGTCAAGCGTCTGGCAAAGGTCAAGGGAATATCTGCGGCTGACACCAGCCTGCTTCTGTCAAGCATCAATAATATCTTCGGTCACGATCCTTTGCTTGGCACGATGTTCCGCCATGAAGCGACAAGGCCGCGCGGCGAGCCAATTGTTTTCTACAAGGAAGCAGGAGAAATGAAAGCCGTTCGATTTATGGGCGGCAGAGAGGGGCTGGCGGTTTACGAAAACATTATGTCTTTGCCGGCGCCGGCTCAGGATATTGTAAATCAGGTTATGCAAGGGGCCGGAAATATTCAGCGCGCTGGCATTGTCCTAAATCCCACCTTTGCACTTTCGAATCTTATAAGAGACCAATTTGCTGTGGGTATATTACGCCCTGATTTTGTCCCGTTTTGGGATGGTGCCAAAG